CTACGCCTCTGCGGATAAATATTTACATAGCGCGGTTGAGTCCAAACTTCAAGCAAAGATTGAACAAGAACTTACAACACCATTATTCTAAAATCATGAAGAAAAATCTAAAAAATCTGTTTTCCGAAGAAGTTCAAAATCTTCTAACTGAAGAAACTCTCGACGCAATCGAAACCGCATTTACTGAAAAAGTAGATTTGACTCTTGAAGCCGCTTTACTGGAACAAGATGAACTATATGCTACCAAATTGGGAACATTGCTAACCACTCTAGATAAAGATAGAACTGGGAAGCTGAAGCAATTAGTGGAAGCAATTGATAAGAAAAATACTTCCCAATTGATTAAACTTGTCCGCCTATATGAACGCGCAAATGTTTCGGATGCTGATAAGTTCAAAAAGCAAATGGTCAATTCGGTAAGCGCTTATCTCGATGAGTATCTAGTTGAGTCCGTTGACAAAGATGATATTGCCCAAGCCGTTAAGAATAAGAGTGCCTTTAAAGTTCTTGAAAATCTGAGACAAGTCTTGGCCGTAGATTCTGCTCTTATCAATGGGTCAATCCAATCTGCGGTTGTCGATGGCAATAATACTATCACCTCTCTCAAGAAAGAGAACACCGTACTTAAGAAGCAATTCAAACTTCTATATGAAGAAAACCAGAAGACTGAAATTTCGATGGTTCTGGAAAATAAGACTTCCAAGTTGTCTGAGGCCAGACGTAAGTTCCTCAAGAAAGCTCTTGGAGACAAATCACTACAATTCATCGAAGAAAACTTCGACTACACTCTTCGCCTCTTCGATAAGCAAGAGAAGACCAAGTTGGAAGTTCTCAAAGAAGACGCTCTAAATAGTCGTAAAGTTAAGCCAGATGTCGTACCAAACCAAAAAGTTGTTACGGAGAAGGTAAATAAAGATACTGACGATCATACTGCCATGTATCTTGACGCTCTTAAAAAAGCAAAAGGCACCCGGTAAAATAGATTTCACCAAGAACAATGAGGCTCTAGTAGCCTGAAACAAATATAGAAAGAAAAACTATCATATATGAAAACTCCTCAAAATAATGATCCAAATAAGGTCAATGCTATTGTGAATAAATGGAAGGGAATTTTGGACTACACGTCGAAAGATGTTGCAGAAATCCAAAACGAACACGTTTACCGCACTACTGCGATGCTTTTGGAAAATCAAGAGAAATGGTGTTTGGAAGAAGCTGGAAATGCTGCTTCGTCTGGTGGTCTCTTTGGTACTTTTGCGTCGAACACAGGTTCGCCACAAGGGATTTCCCAAGGTGACAACTATGCTGCTGGCGACTCTCGCCTTCCTAAGATCCTGATTCCTATGATTAGACGTACTTTCCCTGAACTCATCACAAACGAAATCTGTGGTGTTCAACCTATGGGTGGACCTGTTGGTCTTGCTTTCGCTCTGCGTTATCATTACCAAAACGAAACTCTATTGAACGAAACAGATCACGTTGGCGATTATACTGTAGGCACAACCGGCCCGACTTGGAATCCAAATGGCAAAGCCAAGTATTCTGGAAGTGGGCCCACTACTGCTGCTGCGCTCTCCACTGAATTGGGATATCAATTACTTGATACTCGGTTTACTGGTGCATCGTCTGTGAGCTTGTATGGTAATTCCGAACATTGGGATTTCGCAGAAGAAGATCGCGGCGTAGCCACCCTTCTTGCTAACTACGAAAATACCGGTAGGTTCCCGCAAATCGAAATGAAGTTTGAAAAAACTTCTGTCGAAGCTGGAACACGCAGAATCGCCACAAGATGGAGTATTGAAATGGAACAAGATATTAAGAATATGCAAGGCATCGACATCGATGGCGAGCTTACTAACTCAATGTCTTACGAGATCCAAGCTGAAATCGACCGCGAGGTTGTGATCAGAATGATCCAAGTTGCATTCAATGCGGGTATAGGGCCAGGTTTCTCCTTATGGAGTCCTGTTAGTGCTGATGGTCGTTGGACTGCGGAACGCAATATTACTTTCTACCAAAAACTTCTAGTCGAATCAGGTCGTATGGCCGCTCGTAACCGTAGAGGTGCCGCTAATTTTATTATCGCCACTCCGCGTGTTTGCACCATCCTCGAAATGCTTCCCGACTTCAAAGTTTTCGAAATCAATGGAACGGTCTCGACCGCATCTGTTGGTGTATCGAAGGTAGGAACTGTAGGCGCTCGCTTCACGGTTTACCGTGACACCAGAACTGAAGTTCAGAACTCAAACTATTCGCCTAATCACTATGCTTCGACAAAAACGGAGCCTGTTGAATATGCGCTTATGGGATTCAAAGGTTCTGAATATTATGATACAGGTATTATCTATTGTCCGTATATTCCGATCATGGTGCAACGCGCTATCGATCCGGTCAACTTCACACCTCGCGTTGGTCTTATGACCCGTTATGGTATCGTGAACAATATTTTCGGTGCAAATCTTTATTACCATTTAATTATCGTAAAAGGTCTTGGTGCGGCATTTACACCTGGTTCGGTTAGTGTATATCTCTGATCTGTAACTCGTTGTAAATCAACCAATTAGAACAATTTAGAACCGGGGGAACCGAAGATCCTCCGGTTCTTCCTTTTATATTTTCATTGACATCTTTGGCGCGTATGGTAAATAAGTATATGGCCAACTCTGAAATTATCAAACTCATTTACTAAATACTAATATGCCATATACATTCGATACTATTCTCCTTTCGGCACAAAAAACCGGGAATCCCCCTCTCATTGGAACTTCCCTGTCTGGAACCGCAGTAAGCTTTCTTTCCGGTGATTCTGTTGTATTTAGAGAACAAAACGTTGTAGTTGTTTCTCTTTCTACTTATGATGCGGGTATTACATTCAATCCAATTTCTGTGTCCGTTGCCAGCAATCTCTTATCTTCCTTTAAACTAAATGCGTATTCAGTTACAAATGTTACAATAAAGGGATCGGTATTCACAATCCCATCCCAAATGCAAAACTCAGAGTTCGCAGTTGTCCAAGTTCCTGTTAATAATCTCAGAAATTATAATGTCTTCACATATCTTTCTTCTGTGGCTACAGTTCCCTCTTCTTCGATCTCTATCACTACTCAAGTGTCGAATCCAAATCAAAGGAGATTATGGCACCTTGGATACATTTAATTTTTCTATGTAACGTCGTTTTGTTGTTCATGAAAAATCAACCTCCAAGAATGGAGGTTGATTTCTTTGTTGAGAGATTAAATAATTTTAATGTTTATTAGAGGATCAGGATCAGGACAAGAACACCAACGGGTGGACAATTCATTCTACCGGGGAATTGTCGTTAAGAACAATGATCCAAATAAATTACATAGAGTCAAGGTGTATATTCCGGAACTCACAAACCAACCATACGATGATTGGATTAAAGATTTCGATCAGTGGACTTTAAAATCGCCGGGATCGAATACAAATCCAACTCCCGACGACACTACAGGGACATTTGAAGATGTAAAATTGTTTGATGAGATTTGTAAGATGATTCCATGGGCAGAACAGTGTTCTCCTCTTTTTGGTGAGTCCGGAAACTTCCGATTCTTCAAGGATGGGGAAATCTCAACAATCTCAGATTGTAATTATGTGGATGGTTTTCAAACAAATGATAAGACACCCCCAACATTACAAGAAGGATCATTCTCACCATCATTCCTATATGAAAATGAAGGAACCGTTCTGGGAGATGCCTTTGGACAACCTCTGGATAATTTCTCTGTGAAGTGTAATCCCTATGCGTTCTCCTATCGCCCATCCAACCATGTCAATATGTCCAAGGGCGTCTATGGTGTCCCAGAGGTTGGATCAAAGGTTTGGGTGTTCCATTATGAAGGAGACTTAAATTTCCCCGTTTATTTCGGTGTCATGCACGACTTCCGGAGTCTGACAATACTGGACGACACGGACAATGAGAAGAAAATTGGGCCAAAATACCCCACAGACTTTGAAAATTAAAATATATGTCATTCTATCGTAATAAAACTATCATAAACCAAAGAGGAGGATCAATTGATATTGATAACTCCACAGAACAGGAGAAAGTCAAATTATCCCAAAGAAGTGGTTCTAATATTTCTCTTACCAATGTCACTAATTCTGAACTGGCAACAAATAACAAACAGACGAATGTAGTCCATGATGTATTTGAAACAGCGGGGAATGACAAGACCACATTCGT